TCAGGATCATTCCTGTCGATTAACTCTGGCTCCTCGACGTTCGAGACGTTGAAAAGGCGAACAAAGCCATCTGATGTTTTAGGTAGTGGATTGACGAGTGAGGGGTTGTTGAATTTCGACATGTGACTGGGTAGCTTGTCGGCGGAAAAGCTCATGATGTCAGCCCAGTCCACATACTCGTGGTTTCGACCCACCATGGTGTAGTGCCGGTAGTGGTCTCCTCCTCCACCAGCGGCACACATGAAATGAATATTTCTTGACAACTCAACCACCGCCTGATCATCATGGACGGCCATTTTCTCCAGTAATGAAGCAACGAACTCGTCCATGATTCCGCTCCCGCGCAAAAGACCACAAAGTGCAGAAATTTCCTTTATTTCCAGGAAAGTCTGCAGTTTTGATCTCAACATATCAAATTTCCGAACCAGAGTTGGGACAGTGATTGATTCGCGCGCGCGATCGGCGCGGCGCAAAACATCAATTACGGATCCAGAACGCGAGCTGGCCGCACGGTTGATTTGATCAACAGCAATGCAAACAGCGGCGTAATTAGTGTCGTAGTCGGAAACTCCAGTGATTCTGGTTACTTCCGGGCGACACATAGAACTGGCGGCATTTGATATGATGTCAATTGCTTCGGGGGTAACAGTATGTAGTTTGAAGTATTTCGAATGGACTGCCATAACCAGGGCAGTGGGCGCAACAATAACGCCACTGCTTCCTTGAACTACTTCCCAATCTGGCCCTAGAATTGGAAAGCGTGTCTGGATAAGGTTCGGGGCGGCCAAACGAATCTCGTAAATCGTATAAATACCACACCGGCGATAAACACCGATTACCAAGTGCTCATTATCCATAATACTGGCAATTTGATTCAGATAATCATAGTCGTTATAAATCTTGTCCCCAGAGTCGGTAGTCATTAAGAGACGACCATTGGCTCGGTGGACAATGATTCCTTCTTGAGTATGGTTACCATCGGGTAAATTGCAGCAAGCCCAATAAACGGACTGGACTCCGCTAGTTAGGGCGTCATGAATAACAAACTCGGCCTGTGGTAGATAGACGTCGATGAGTAGCAGCACTTCAGGATTCCGGGACCTGGCACATTTACAGAGACTGTCTGTTAATATGCATTGACACACCGTTTGATGTAAAGCCGGAACGAAGCGAGTTTTCCCATCGTCGAGAGTCATAGTAGGGGCGATGAAATGACGCCCGAAACTATAGTTGCGCAGTATAACATTGTCCCTATTTCTAGGTCCAACCTCCACCACGCGTTTGCCTATATTTTCGAGCGTAAGGAGAACATGGCACAATCGGCGGCACGATTTGGCGAAGGGATGTTCGATGCAAGAAGCTCTAAC